TTATATATATCTGGCGAAGGATATTGTGGAAGTTCGTCTATTCCTATCCATGTGTATGATTGACCTTGGTATCTTAAAACATCCGTCATGTTTTCTGCGTAACCAAACTCTATCTTTGCCCCTGATGGGAATCGCCACTCTTTTTCTTGCTCTCTCCATTTTGCTCCAGGAAATGCTTTCGAGTATAATAGCTGAGACTTTTGAATTAAGTCTCTTAACTCTGGCATTGTCCTTCTAATTAGGAGTGCTCGGTGTTGAGCTTTGGAACAGTATCGAAGCGGATCTACTAGCATCGCATATGATTTACCACCGCCTCTTGCTCCACCATAAAAAACTTCTCTTTCAGAAGCTGCAAGGAATTGTGTCTGTGGACCTGAGTTAGGTTTAAAGATCACTTCTTGCTGATTTATGTGCTCTTGTATATTTTTAGGAGCACTCTCGATTTGATCTTCCGTAAGTAGTTGAGTCTCTTTTCCTTTTAAAGACTTATCTATAGTTAACAGTTTATTTTTAATATTTTCTGCTGACTGTTTGGCAGATCTTAGAGATTGTTCTGCCTTTGCAACTTTCTTACGACTGCGAGCTAGAATCTGTTGTGTTGACTTCTTGGCTTTCTGTTGAACTACTTTCTTTGGTTTCGGTGGTGCTACTTCGTTCGATTCGTTTTTTAAGTCCGACATGTGAAATGTATCTTCCTGTTTTTCTATGTAGCCAAGAGGCTGTCTCTCTTAATGAACAATTTTTTAAATAATCTTTTGCTTGATTAAGAGCTTCTAATTCTTCTTTTACAGGTTCTAAATAACCAGGTGTGTTAGATTCTTTAAAACCAAATGGAACTGTTTTAGCTCTCTTTTTTATTTTTATCGGTTCCATCTTTTGCTGGTAATATAAATATACCGTGCAGAGCTTTCATGTTAATATCTAATTGATCTTTCTTTGTAATGCCAACTCTGTCTAGTATTGAGTTAGCGGCTGCTAGACGAATACTTGCCTGTGGAGTAGTGCCGTCTTCATCTAGTAAGGCGATTAACCTATTAGCCGCTTGTGCAGAGTGTGTAGATAAATGAGTCTCCGCTAATTCTGTAATCTCTTTTTTCAAATTCCTAATTACTTTAGGATAAGAATGGGAGGAATATCCTGCCAATCTTGCTGCTTCTCTTGGATTTCCTTTCGCTTCTGCGAATAATACGTCTAGAAACTTTTCTTGCATATCTGTTAAGTTTCTCTTTTGAGTTTTTGTTATAGAAGAATCCATGTCTTGCATTTATTAATTCCATTATCTCCTCAAATGGGAGAGTTTTTACTTTATCCGATAAAAGTATCTTCGTCTGATTCATTTGTGTCTACATTTTTAGCATTACCACCTGGTCTAGCAGGTTGATTTTGCAAATTTTCAGGGATATCTTCTTCTAATTCAGGTAATTCCTCAGGCATCATTGGTCTTATTGGTTTTGGACCAATATTTGCTTGCATAGTTTGGAAAAAATTAGGTTCAATTTTACTTGTCATGCCTTGTGGGCTGTAAAGTGTTTGTGTATCTTCTGTAGTTGTAGACATTTCAAACCCTTGCTGGGCTTGTTCATAAAAATTCTTTGGTTGTTTTCGTTTTGATGCACCTTCACCGCCTACAGGAAAAGATCCTGAACCAGTTTTTAGGTAGCTAGGTATGTTTGCTTCAAATTTCATAATAGTTTATATGTTTTATTTGTGATGACCCTGTTTGTGTGTTAATTGTATATGTCTGTGTGTCCCTTAAATAAAACATATAAATACATTATAGTGCTTATATGCAATTTTGTCAAGTANTATTTTTAAAAAATTACATCTGCGACATTATTGTAGTAGACAAAATTGAAATAGGGGTGTATAATGTTCATAGGAACCCCAGGGGGGCCTTTACACCTATCCTATTCTTATTTTTAGAAGTACCCCCTAGGGTATTCCTAGGAATATTGTCGGAATATTAGGCCCTGAAATATGGCCCAGAGTTGGTTAACAAGGACTTTGGAGATTTTCTGGTGACTGGATATATAGTATATAGTATACCCCCCGTGGTACACGCATAGGGTAGCAACAAAATTTTTTTGTATATATTTATGTAGCCCTTTAGGGCTTCCTTATATACCCAAAAAATTCCTTAGAGTCTTTAGTCCTTTTTTTAGGGGGTTCTAGGGGGTATTTTTTAAATACCCACTAGCAAAATTTATAATTTTTTTTGATTAACACTTGATAAACCTAGGGGGCTTACTGGTTTTAGTACCAATAAACCCCCTAGTGTTAAGTTATTTTATATTTGATATGTATTTATTAAAGTCCCCTGCGATAACATCAAAGGGCTTTTGGTTGATCCTTGGCATATAGTCCAGTTTAACTTTAGGATATTTTGTTTTCTCAAACTTCCTAAAATTATCCCCTTGCATTTCTCCAAGTAAATCAAAGTATAATTGTTGAAGTTTTTCTTGTGCGTATGGGTGCGAATTATCCGATAATAATTCAATAGCTTTAAGTGCCATTTCATAAAGTTCATCAATTTCATTTGATAATCTTTTTTCTGCGTTCCCATTTTTTCCAACTTCACTTTGAGCAACTTTTGTAAGTGTTTGGGTTTGTCCTAAAATGCCCTCTTTAACATCATTTATTTTTGCTATTGCTTTCATAAATGGTGAGTGTGTAGCATTTTGAACATTTTCATTTTCTACTTTTTTAGGTGTGAAAAATCCTCTTGCTATTGAAGTTATTCCTCGTTCACCTCTAAAAGTGCAATAATATTGTTTTCCAAGTTCTGATTTTTGAAAAAACTTTTTAACAAAATTATGTCTAAAAATTCTTTCATTATCATCAGTTAAACCCTCATACTTGAACATCTTCCATGGAAGTTCAATTTCTACTGGGTTTGTTTCCTCGTTCAACATATCATTTACATTGAAATATTGCTCGTTAGCAATTACGAACATTATTACAGGTGCAACGTCTGTAATTACTCTATATTCGTAAGCAAATTCCTTTTGGAAATTAACTAAGTTTTGTCCAAGTGCTGGAATTAAAACCAAGTTCGCAAATTGTCCAAAGTCTTTTGCTATCAATGTTTTTCTTTTGCTGTCAGTATCAAAGAAAATATTTTTAACAGCTTTATCGTTTGCCGTTTTATCAAAATATTTTGATACGTCTAACTTGCCATTTTTATACATAGAAAATAAATTTCTTGTAATAAATAGCATTTTGCCATTTGCGATTTTTTCGCCCTTGGCTACTGCCTGAACATCTGCCCAAGTAGTTTTTGCCAAATCAACTTGTGGTTGTTTGGTACTCGTTTTAAGTGTGTTCATGTTTTTATCCTTTTGTTAGAGTTAATGAACATTGTTAATTATTTATATAATAATGGCGTAATTGTGTCAAATGGTTGTTAAAAATAAATTTAATGTGGATAACTTTTATTAATGGAACATTTACACACGTGCAAGTGTTCTTGTTTTGTTCTGCCTTATTTCTGCCACAATTTTGCCACAATTCAAAAAAAAAAAATTTACAAAATAAAAAACTAAGACATCGTTTAACGATACGTGTGAAAAAAAATGAGGGTAAAAGACTAAGACATTGCTACTATCCCTAGCCGTAAAGACTATAAACGGCTAGGGTTTTCTCGAGGGAGAAACTTTTAATTAGAAATTATCTTCAGTAGCTGTGATAATTTTTTTGACCATAAATCTCTAAACTCTTTGCTATGTGCATTTTCTCTTGCCCATAATAAGTTTGAGATTCTTTTTACATTTAGCTTATGGTACATAATTAATCTCAACTATTTCTCTAACTTTCTTGTGTGTATTTTCGTCAGCTTTATCCAAGTAATTAGAGTGCTTTAATAATTGGCTTAATTTATTTAAGTCATCAATTTCAGACTTCAAATAAGTAATTAAGCTATTTTGTTTTTCTATCTCCCTCTTATGATTTTCTTTCTGTAAAAGAATAATCTGCTCTTTATCCTTTAAATCAGAAATTAAATCACCCACTTGTTTTTGGTGGGCTCTACTTATTTCTTCAAGTTCTTGATTTCGTTCTTGAAGTTTTCTGTATGGTGTCGTTGCTGTCATACATTATCCTTTGTTTGTGTTGTATGTATATCAAGTATCTTACCATTTTTATCATAGGTAATCAACTCTTTTTTATCTTTGGTATATGTCTTTTCATCTCTACCATTGATAATCATACCATCAGCACCATTTGAGTGTAGCAAGTATAGGAAAGCATTATACTCTCTTTCAGTTTTAAATAACTGCCTTGCGTCAATCGGAAAGGTTGGTACTTTCTTTTTTGTTGTCATAATCATCTCCTTGTTTGTTTTGATTATGTTTAAATATAACATAATAATTTTTATAAGTCAAATACACTTGACATACTTATACTGTAATGCTAACGTGTATGTATGATAACAGAAAGGAGAAAGCTATGTATTTAATTTATACTTTGTTTATGGGCATACCTTTTTTTATAATTGTTGTTATGCCCTTACTTAAAATGATTACTGGATAATAAATATGTATGTGATGAAAATGTAAAAGCCCTTGTCATTAATTTGACAGGGGCTTTTTTATTTGCTATATTGTACTTCTCAACAAGGAGATATATATATGTCAGAAACAAAACCACAAGTAGATACTACTTGGGAACTTAAGTGGAAAAGAACTTGTCGTAGAAAAGCTATTAATATTCTTGCAAGAATAGAAAATGATGGCAAACCTACACAAGAACTTGGGTATGAGATAAGGAAATTGCATGAGGCATTTACTTATTGGAATACAGATGTTGCTGCGTGGGAGAAACATAATATGGTTATTCCCATTGACCAACCAGTAGTTGGTGGCAATTAAAATATAACTATGGGCAATATTAATTTATTGCCCATACGCTTTTGTTGAGAGATAGGATAACTATGACTAAAAGATTAATCACATTACAATCAAGTAAGATGAGTAATCAGCAACAACAAACACTTGTCATTGAACTACTAATTATGGCTAGACAATGGAAAAGAAAAGTTGGTGCTAACATAAAAATAATAAAAAACAAAGAGGACAAAACATGAAAAAAGCGTTGATTTTATTGACTTTTTTAACACTTGTAGCTTGTAGCAATAAACAAGTTATGCTCGGCAAGAAGTGCTTGAAAGAAGTTGATGGCACAGAAACAATCACAACCAAATCATATGTATGGTTTGTAAATAAAGACCACGATTGGTCTAGTGATTTAACGAAAGCTAATTGCAAATGAGTACATCAGATAGTTTCTTTGAAATGGCAAAGTCAATTCAAGATACCTATTCAAGTGGTAGTATGCAAGGCGAACTATACACATTAGAAAAGATAAGAGATTATCTTAATTCTGTTAGAGAAACAGATGAGATAAGAGTTATTAAATCTTATGTTAATGATGGTATTGAAGATGTTCAAGCTAGAATTGGTAAAACACCAGTTGGAAAAGTATTGAACAACTTGACTCAATCAAAATAATATAGTAATATAATTAGGCGTTGTTAGGGAGACTTAGCAACGCCTTTTGTTTGGGCAAAGCGTGAAACTAGCGTACAGATAAGATGGTCTAGGTAGTTTGCTACCCTTATCTCTTGCCCAAACTTAATAATCAACAAGGAGATAATATGTCAATAATACAATATGAACCAGTACACATTGGCGACTTCTCTAGTTTTATAGAAAATCTTGTAAGTAAAACTAAATCAAAAAGATTTAGAGCAGGGTTTATTAAAACTGATGGAAGTTATAGAACTGGTAAGTTTGATTTCAAATATCGTAAGACTTGGAAACAAACTGACGGCACAATGTATAAACGCAAAGGTAAAGCTAGGACTACTAAGAGAGAAGATTATCTTTTAGCACATGACCTAGAAAAGAAATCACCTAGAAATATCTCATACCAAAGATTGTTATGGATAAGTGTAGGTAAAAAAATATGGGGTGTCAGTCAATTTAGATTAGCTGATGAGCATATTAGGTTA